CATCTCCATCCATTCCACTCGATTTCGCATCGCAGTTAAATCCTCTGCATTCGGTTTGCAAGGGATCATTGGATCAGGTCTTTTCATCAGGCTGCCCAGGGCAATCCAGTGCCTGTTGTTGGGGTGCGCTTTTCTGTGAGTTGATTATCCAAAGCAGCCTGAATTTCGGCAACCTTTTCATCACCGCCAAGCGCGGCTTTTAGCCACTCAACGCAATTTGCTTCCGTCACCTTGTCGTAAGCAATCATGGTTTTAGCGTCAGGTGCTTCAAGGCCGATTGAGCCATACGCACCAGCGGAATACACGCCGTCCTCAGTTTCTGCTGTGACGGTGTAGTGGAGCGTTGAAATTACGCCATCAGCCAAAGTGCGATCGCATTGACCGACTTTCCAGGTGTAGGTGTTTGCCATGAAAAAGAAGTAATAGGGTCAGTGTAACTTCATAGCCCCGCGTTGCCACGGGGCGGTTTACTGTCAACCAGCCTTAAGAGCGGCGACTTCTGCTGATAGTTCAGCTACCGCACCAAGCAACTTCATCACAAGAATGTCATGGTTAATAGCTTTGTAGCTGTCGTCTAACTCTTCGTAAGTTGCAGCTTTTGTTTCGTTGCCCTCTTCATCCAGCACAGCAGGCGTAAGTTCTTTGCCTTGCTTGGTGCGAGGTACGGTATAAGTTAATCCAGGACAAACCTTTTCAGCCTCTTGGGCAACTAAACCAAGGAAACGCTTTGCACGTAATTCTTCGTTAAGTGGTGCGTCATCGTTCCAATCAAAGTTTTTAAGTTGTGAACCAAGGGCTACTGCATCTGCAAGTTGTGGGTTTGCATCAGTGATGTTTTCTTTGAAACGAATGTCAGAGACGTTTGAGGCTGTAATTGAGCCGGCAAACGTAGCGTTGCCGTTCGATATAATTTCAACGTTAGGTGATGAAGTGCCTGTCTTATAGCCAGTAAAAATATTGCCGCCATTCCTAGAAACCGCAATGTAACCTGGCCCCATGTATGCACCATTATTTGCACCGTTATCAGGATTGGCTCCAGAATTAACAGTACCCGCAAACGTGGCGCTGCCGTCTGCATTGATACGTGTGGTTTGAGTGCCATTCTGCTTACCAGCAAATACAGCGTTACCACCCGTTGATCTATTACCAATAACAGACTGCCCGGTTACGTCACCAGCAAAAGTGGCGCTGCCGTCCGCAAAAATTGACGCATTAACTGTTCCAGAACCTCCAATATCTGATTTAATCTTTAATAGTTGATTGGCTGCATTGGTAGTTGAATTGTATACATCGATTTGCCCCCCTGAATACAGCTTGACTTTGTCGCTATTTATTGAGACATCGCCAGCCGCAGTGATGCTGCCGTCTGAATACAAAGACAATTTGGGCGATGTATCCCCTGTCGTATAACCACTAAAAATTGCTTTATTTGCTCCTCTGGAAGCATAAATTGTACCAGCAGATCTTAATTGAGCGCCGTTTGCAGTTCCGTTGTCAGGATCTCCACCTGATTGAACAATACCAACCGCAGTGATGGTGCCGTTTGCATTCAGCGCAATATCTGCAGAGCTTGCAGTTGTGCCGCCGATAAATACGTTTCCCGAGCTGTCGATTCGTAGGCGCTCGGTTGCTGAGGTTGCAAATTGCATAGAATCTGAACTATGCTGATAAACTAAATAGCCTCTATAAGCTTCATTTCCAGTCGATCCATCGGCGAAATGAATCGAAGAATTAGTGCTAGACGTCGCGTCAATAGTTAACCCTGTGTGACTACTACTCGAAATAACTAAATTATCACCATTGCCATTAAAAGTTGAAGGCGAAACTCCAATCCCAACTCTGCCCGAGCTGTCGATTCGCATCTTCTCGGTTCCATTGACATTAAATATATGAGCAAAAGCTTCGTATTTAGCGTTTGCCCATCTTGTGTTAGTACCGCCAGTAAATCTAACTGAGTTAGTTGCATCTCCATTGGCACTTCCACCACCAGTAGTTGCCAAATGCAAAGATGTATCAGAAGTTCCTGTAGTTAAAACTGAAACCTTATAGGCAGGGGATGAATTACCAATCCCAACATTGCCCGAGCTGTCGATTCGCATCGCCTCGCTGTTGTTTGCCCCAAAAATAACGTTGTTATTTAGTTCATTCCAAAGGTATAAAGCATTAGACCCTCCATAGCCAACATACCCATTACGTCCACCACTGAAGGCAAACTCCAGAGTGCAATTGCCAGAGCTTGCACTGTCAGTATCTGTGATACGAATTTGAGCAGAACTTGAGGCAACTTCTAGCTCTGCTGCAGGCGACGTTGTACCAATGCCAACATTGCCCGAGCTGTTAATAACGAAGGTGTTTGATCCTGCGTTGAGCACAAAATCAGACGCAATCGTCCTGGATTGGACATAGGCGGAAGAGCTTCTGTTGTAATGTTCAATAAGTGTGCCGCCATTAGCGCTTCCGTTGCCAGCGCCTATCTCCATTCCAGCAGCCCCGCCGGAACTAATAACAAGATGCTTGCTAGGCGACGTTGTTCCAATACCAATATTCCCAGAGCTGTTGATACGCATCCGCTCGGTTGCGTTGGTGCCAAAGATTAAATCTTGGTTTTCATAGTTCCAAAAATAAAGATCATCTTGGTAATAAGTAACCGTGCCGCCTGATCCACCTGCCGTTCCAGTGCTTCCGTTAGTAAAAACAATTTCAGAAGGTCTATTTGCATCAGTAGCAGTGTTGTGAATATGAATAAACTTTGCCCCAACATTTCCAGACGTGGGCGACGACGTTCCAACGCCAACCGATCCAGTCGTCAATACATTTTGACTACCAAAATTAGGACTAACCTTCGTACCAGCAATCGCAGCAGACGCATTAATGTCGGCATTGACGATCGTGCCGTCAACAATCATCGCGCTAGTAACGCTATTCGCCTCACCAGCAGTTAATACGGTATTTCCATTTATAGAGACGACCCCTGAGCTGCTAATAACAAGCCGTTGCGTTCCAGCCGTCGCAAAGCTCAGCTCATCTGCACCGCTTCTATAAATACCAGTATTGCTATCAGAATTAAATGCAAATGCAGGTGCAGCAGCACTCCCATCCCCTGCATTCTCCAATAAATCCGCAATCGTCACCTTCTTGGTAACGTCGTTCACCAAATCGACAATCGGCAAAATATCTGAACTGGCCGGATCGACGTATGCCGTCAGGTCCGAAATCTTGACGTTTGCCATGACTGTCGATGCTTTAGCTTAATTTTAAGACCAAGTGCCAATCGCAACTCGTTTCCAAGTGTTCGTGGCAGTGCAAACGTAGATGTAGTTTGCATCCCATGCCACCTCACCCAACGTTCCAGCAGCCGTAGCTGATGCAGGAGTATGAGTTGGCAAGATAGGCCGTGACCCTAGCGTCACATTTGCGGCAGTGATCGCCGCCATGCTCGTTAACGTCCCAGCGGCCTGGACCTGCAGATCGATCTTGCCGTCTTCTGTCCCATCAACTGGGTCAACAATTGACGCCTCAATCTTGGCAAACTGAATTTGCTCAGGCGTTCCAGCACCGTTATTGCCTTGAAAGATCAGAGCACTCAGTGCATCAGCCGCTTGACCGACAGCACCATTGCGGTGGTGATACAACGTAATGTCACCAGCACTGACAGCAACGTTTTCCTTTGACTCAAGAAATAACGCTGTGTTCTCTACTGATTCGGTGATGTGGAGCGGATGAGCTGGGGCAGCTTCACCGATCCCAACCTTGTTGCCAAACAGGCGAATCCGTGTTGCAACAGAACCGCCCGATGCGGTCATTAAATCAAGCGTGCCATCCTCTGATCCGCTAGTTGGATCTTGGATTTGAGCAAGAATCTGAGCATATGCCTGAGCGTTGCCTGCATCATCCTCTCCGCGAAACTCAAGGCTCCCAAGGTTGTCGCTAGCTGCAGGTGACGCAGAATTGCGATACAACACCACATCTGGCGCAGTATCAAGCCCAGCATCAGTGTTCTCAATAATTACTTGATCGGTCGTATCGGTACTAAACAGATGCAGCTGAGCTGCAGCCGTTCCAGTGCCTAGCTGAAAGCCAGTCGCTGTGATCTTGCCGATGTTGGTTGAGTTGGCACTAAATGCCAATTCATTTGCACCGGAGCGATACAACCCTGTTGCGCCGCTATCAGACAAAAATGCGACAGCAGGGCCAGCTTCCGTTCCATCAGGCAATGCCTTGTGGAGAGTGCCAAACGCAACTTTCTTGTTTTTTAGCGCGTTGTTAGCCTCAGCAGTAACAACGATTGGGAATACGTCTGCAGTGACAGGTGCTGTAAGTTCTGTCAGCGCAGAGATTTTGCGGTCAGACATCAGCCAGCCTCCAGGGTTTCAACACGGGCTGTCAAAGCAGCAATCTCAGCAAAAGCCTCTTGCAAACCCTTCGTCAACAATGGCACCAGCATATCCTTGCCAACACCCATGTATTCAACATTGCCGTTTTCATCAACGCTGTCTTCCGTCCCCATCACCGCGGAAGGAACTACGGTTTGCAGCTCTTGAGCAATAAAACCTTCCTCGTAGGTCTCAGTGCTAACCATGCGGAAACGGTGCATCTGAATCTGATTGATTCGAGACTTGGCCTCCGGCATGTCAGTGATGTTGTCTTTCAACCGACGGTCTGAAGCGTCAATCAGAGAAACATCTGTTGCGCTAATGGCTGCAATTCGTCCAGCCTGTACGCCATTTGTACGAAACTCAACGATAGAACCCAACTTGGTTGAAGATGTCCCAACCCTGTTAAACACCCCAGAAAAACTGTTATTACACGTAGCGCGAATGCGCCCGCGCTTTGAAATAATTAACCCTTCAGCTGTCGTATTGCTCGTAGCCGTGGGGTTGGTTTGCATCCCCCAGTACAAAGACGGCCCATCTGCAACGCCGTCGGAATCAGTGCCGTTGTCTTTGCCAATCGAAAAAAGCGTATGATCAGCGCCGCTGAATTGAGTTACATAAGCAACAGCGCCAAGAGATGAACGGTAAAAGCCGTAATCAGGGCCGTCAGTGCCAAACGTTACGGATGGAGCAGCCTCGCTACCTGCAGGAAAAACAATTCCACCGCTAGTTATGGAACGCAGTGAAATCCAAGCACTGTTTGCGCCATTGCGAATCTTTAGCTCGCCTGCAGTAGTGTCAACCCAGAACTGATACGCAAATGTGGTGGAGGGAGCGGTGCCTCCGCTGTGGTTCGTAAATACCGCCGCAAGCTGTGTATTGATGTCGCTACGAACGGCGGATCCACTCCCATTCGCAACATTGCCGTCAGCTTGAGCCATGATTAATTCAGCTAAGGGGTCGTTGGCTGTAGTGTGCCATATCCAGTCGCAGTATATCTAAAGCTGCGGCTAACGACTTGATCGCCATCGAATGAAGTTTTGAACGTAACGCTAAAACCAGTAGCGGTCGCTTCAGACATTTCAAAGTAATCATCAGTCTGCATGTCATAAGCAACAATGCTGACAGCAACCTTGGTGTCATCATCGACATAGAACGGATACTCAAAAGTTACGTCTTTCGTTCCTTCTCCAGAGTATATAAGTTGGCTGCTTTCAACTCTTCGCTCCAGTTGTATTAAACAACCTAGTTGATCAATTAACGGCGTCTGATCAGGGTGGAACGTTTCTAGTTCTGCCTTAAACTGGAACTGCCTGCCAACGTAATTTCCGTTTTCGAGAGGGATCCAATCCTCAAACTCTAAGTTAGAGTTGAGTTTAATTTTACTAGCATCTTCAAGTTGAAGAGAAAAGCCATCTTCTGTAATTTGATGCTCATCAACAGACGCGTCGTCTGTCTTGCGAAAATAAACGCTGACGTTCGTGTCATCCGGAGTCAAGCCGTCAAAATCAGTCCAATTGTCAATAAGCTCAGTCCTGCTATCAATCAAATCACTTGTGTAAATACCACGCATCAATAATCTTCTCTTTAAAAGAATGCTGTATTTTGCGCCTAAATCCAAAGTCTTTGCAAAATGATATACCCCTGATGCGTTTTGCGTTCCAATAAAATCAACAGACGTTAAGCTGTCGAACGTGCCGCTAATGTCATCAAGAAATGCATTTCCGTCAAGGACTAAACCGTCGAGATTGTCGTCATAATAAACGCCATCCTTTTGACCTTGGAACTCAAACGGATCTTGATGTTCATTGATAACTTCTAAGTTAAACCTTGGTATCCCATCAGGCAGGTTAATGATTGCAATAATTGCGTTTTGACTTCTTATGCCGGTCTTGGTCTCAAATTTAACGAGGTACGTGCCCTCGATTAAAGGCAAGCTGACGTAACCAGCCCTGGCCTCAACGGTACGCAACAAGGAACCATCAGCCCAAGAAGCAGGGTTAGTTGTGCTTGTCTTATCTGAATGACGAACAACCGCCGTCAAATTTAAAATATTTCCACCAATAGAAGGAACGCTCCAACGAAGAACAGCTTGATCTTTGCCTACCGCTTCAATGGTGACATTTGCTGGGTCAGGCGGCAGTGTCTGGCTCGTCAAGCCATCGACACCTGTACTAATGTCAGGCGAACCAATTGCAACAGTTAGCGTTGCAAACACCGATTCTTTGTTGTTTGGTGCCGGACCAACTGATTTAACTTGGCCAAAGAAAGTTGCACCAACAGGCAAACCATCGATATTGATATACGTGTTTGTTGTCTCTGCTTCAATATCGTTCCCACTCCCTACCCTGTAGCGAACCTTGAATTTGACCGCAGTGGCCTCAAGCCCTCTGCTCCAAGAGAACGTGGTTCTATTAACTGTATTGTCGTTTTGACTAATCTCTGCAAAAGTAACCTGCAAATCTGTTGGCGCGTTTGGCTTTTCATCAAAAATTGAAATGTCGGCAAAATCAAGCTGTGAGTCTTTCCCTTCAACAACGCTGTAAACGTTATCTACATGCTGCACTCCAGTAATTACATAAACGCCGCCCTCTCTTTCGCCTACAGAAAGGCACCGGAACTTCTGGTTTTCAACGCTGTTGTTTGAGATTGTGTAAACCGCATCATCTGCTGGAATCTGGGAGAAAGGGCTAGAAACATTGATCCGAGTTCCAGCAACACTGCTAATCGGTTTTGCCTCAACCGTTCCATCGGGCAACACAACCGTCAAAACGTTGTTGCTGCCAGAAGGCAACGTGATCGCTTGATCGCCTATGACAAAATCAAACTCCGCTCCAGCAACACGCCCAGCCAACCGAGCACCTTGACGCATTGCGTCCGACACCGCAAAAATCTGACCAGGCAATACGGCAAGACCTTCTAGCCCAACGGAAAACGACACGATGTTGCCGTCAACTTCTTCTGACGTAAGAATCCATCGCCCCATCCGCTGAGCTTGGTATTTAGATGTGCAGCCAAACGCCACAACATCACGCTCTTGAAAGCCGTATTTATCAATTAAGGCCCTGTTCTCAATAATTACATGGTCTGGCTTATAAAAATTGTCTGGATCGTTGTACCTAACAGTAATTCGCGTGCTGCGTGTCTTAAGAGATGATCCGCTGTACTCAAAGCCTCCACCAACGACACTTGAATTATTGAAAACATGAACAGGATCAAGAACACTGCCATCTAAGTTCCCGTGATCTGCTGCAACCTGTACGGTGTCAGACTTCCAATAGATCATCCCGCGAAATACGCTGGCTAGATCTTGCAAGACGTTATAAGCGTCAGCACGCGACCCAATTACAGTGTTGATCGCAAACCTAGGCTCTGTACCTGCCGCAGGATTTGAAAAGTCTTTATTGATAAGCTCATTAGCGTATTTAGACAGCTCAATTAAATCAATCCAACTTACATTTGCAGCGTCAATAAAATCACCCGCTCCATAACGAGCGTTGGTAAGCATGTCGTAAAAACAACAGATAGGGCATGTTGTCCAATGCAATCCATCCTTTAATTGGCCATCAAAAGGAATGGTATTGTTGTACTCCAAACTTCCGTCAGCCCGAGGCGTGGCATTGCTAGGAATTTTAACTTTTAACCCACGTACTTGATACGCCCGCTTAGGCAATGTGTTAAAAAGCTCTGAGTCAATACTTGAAGCAATACAAGCTGTATTTGCGTAATTAATTTTTACGTTTTTTCTTGCAATAATAGAAGACCAAATAAGCGTGTCTGCACGACTACTCGCAAGCGGTGTTTTCTTGGAAATGTCTTCAAAGTCATCAAACTGCACTTCAAAGGCATCTTCCCGATTTTTAAATCGTTTTTTTCTTACTCTAATGTTGTAGGGGCCGTCCCCGTTTAACTTTATTGGTTGCGTTTGTATCTGGTAATTAGAAGTAGATATTCCTTTAATAATGTTGCCATCAATAACTCCATCGGTAGTCAAAAGGTCGACTGGTACATACGGCCCACCCTGTGCTTGAATTGCAACTTCAAATTTTATTTGTGCAAAAAACAGCTGTCCCTTTGCCAGACCCTCCATCCCTTGGCAATAAAGCTTAGGAATAGTAAAAATTAACTGAATATCGTCTACGAACGAATCTGTAATTGTGCGAACAACTGTACCTTGGCCATAATCTCGGTCTGTTACTTTGCTTTGTGCGTTAACTGTTTCGCTGTAATTTGCTCCAACCTGGACGCCAACATCAATTAACGTCGTAACATTATCCTTAAATGCGGTTTGATCGCTAAACGGAGGCTGCTTAGGCATTCCGTTTTTAAATTCAAAATCGTACGTTCCAGCTCCCTTACCCGGCGCCTCCGTCTCGTCCAAAAAGATGCTGTTTCGGTTTTTTGTTAATCCCTCAATTGGACCTTCGCCTATGATGTCGACGACATGAAGATTAGTTTTAGAGTTGAGAGCCATTTCTAAATCAAGTCGTAGCCGTAGCCAATAATAGTCAACTTCGTTCTGTTTACTGTCTCTGCATCGACAATCTCAACCCTTAAGCGAAGTTCATCGGTCTTGCCCGCTCTTGGCACTTCAAAGCGATGGCCGTAAACCAAAGTTTCGTTGGAGTGGAAAAGTCCTTGAACTGTAACGCCTGCGCTTGCCCCCGTAAAATTTGGCTCTCCAGGTCGCTCAAGCACAAGCTTGACTTCATAACTTATAAACCCAGGGATTTCGGTAGAGCCTGCTCCTGAAATCCTATCAAACAACCCCCCTTCAATCTTAAAAATTACGTCAATCTTTTTGCGCTTGTTTTCGCCTTTTTTGTATATTAAATCGTCATTTGAAATAGAACGCCCTTCCTCAAGAGTTTTTTCTAAACCTGGGCCAAACCCTTGATTAATACTAATTCTCCTGTGAAGGTCAGTTGTCCTGATTTTGTATTCAGGTTTTAACCTTTTTGTGTCCAACCCAGCCGCAGAATTAAACACCCTCTTAAGACGCTCACCATTAATTGTTGTTCTGCTTACATCTGGCGCGACAATCGTTTTTGCTAAACGATCTGAATCGTCAGTTACTTGAAGATCGACAGCTATAAGGTGACCGCCAGTAATTACTTCCCCATAAATCACAGGAACAGTTGCGCCCGTTCCAACAGTATTTGCAGGGCCTGAAAACCCATAAGACTGTTGACCATCCGCACCACGAGTTACGCCTTGCGCTCCAGTGCCCCTAACGTTTGTACCGTTGTCGAACCGGTTATTGCCAAGTTTTGGCAGCTCTGGCTGCGGCGAAATTAAGTTTGCTACACCACTAAGAATCATGCTTGCGCCAATAGAACCGATAGCGATTGAAGCGGCTGAGCCAAGCACGAATCCTCCTGCCGCAAGGCTGCCGCCAGCCCCTATCGCTCCAGTAAGTCCAGCTCCTAACCCAAGAAATCCTGCACCCGCTCCTGCAGTAACAATAGAAAAAGCAACTAAACCAACGCCAAGCAAAATGTTTCTAGTCGATCCACCACTGCCGCTAATCACCGGCACAAGCATCATCGGCTTGCTGCCAAACGGTAAATGCAATTCGTCATATCCCATCGCCGCACCAGACTGAATCAGCTTGTAGCCAATCCCGTTTTCGTGCGCTGTTACCAGATCTTTCTGCAGCTGCGGATAGTTGACGCACAGCAGCTTGATGGCATCCGCTGGTGTCCTTAGGTTGTAATACTCGTGCTGTGTGCCGTATTTTTCGCCCAGCTCACCGGCTAACATCACCAGTTGCATAGCGATAGACGGCGGCAACGCTCTGCCTATAGTACCGCCCGAATGGTTCCACCGCACTGATGCTATCCATGCGCTGGTGCAAGATGCGATCACCGGCCAAATAAATTGCTGCGTGCATTGGCGTCCTAGTGCCTAACCGCATAATCAATACATCGCCCTCTTCTCGATCGTCAAAATCTACAAGCACAAAACCAAGCGTCTTGGCATAACGAAAAAAAATGCTATCGGTAGACTCTAAATTCTTTGGTCTTTCAAAGTCAGGGAAGTCAATGCCACGCAACGCGTAATAATCACGCAACAAGCTATAGCAATCCTGCGTTCCATACACAAACTCCCTGCCGATCAAGGGTAAATAGTTGACCATAAATTGTCTGGCACAGAATAAACGTACCAAGGCAGCTTACTTTGCTTACATGCCTTGCGATCACACTCGCTTGGTGGCGTACCTTCTGGGTGAGAATGCACAATTGCTTCAATCGTCCCAGCAAACATGGCCCTTGCGTAATCGTGCGGGTCAAGCACAAAATGCTGTTGTGGAGCGTCAGCAATGTTCTTGCACGGCCAATACGCCCCATCAACAACTAGGCCAACAGCTTCACGCGGCATTTCAGCCTGTGCGTGTTTTATTGCATCAAGCCTGAAGTCTTGCTCCAACAAAGCCTCCAAACGGAATCGCCTCAGCACCGTCACCTTTATTGTCTGGGAACCTTGCCCTACAACTGCTCAGACGTTTACCACAAACGTCATTTGCTTCCAACGCCGTTGACTGATCATCTATATCAAAGAAATTAGATCCGTTGTAGCCGCACTCTGTGCCTTTGTACTTCCAAGGGCAAAACTCATTAACAGTCCGCCTAGGCAATTGCAGGTTTATCAAATCAAGCCTTGCCGTCAGCTCGAACTCAACAAACTGCAAGTTCTCTGATGCAACCCGATCGATGTACCACGTCTCAACAGACTTTGCGTCTGGGTCGGCGGTGTCGTTGCCGCTTACACCAATAATAAAATTGGCATTTTGCTGAGTCACAAGCAAATCGTCGCCTTCTGTCAAAATTAATTGCGGGCCAAAATTAACAGGGTCTAAAAACTTTTTAAATGTGCGGATACGTCTAACTTCTGCTTTTAACGGATTTACTGTAAGAAGAAGTGAGCTTATAGCATTATTGACGTTTGCTACTTTTAAACTTGGCCTTGGCAAAGTGCCTTTGGCTGAAAATGCAAAACCATCAACCTCAACAGGAGCTGCAGGGTAAGTTTTCCCATCAAACACAACATTCTCAACTAAATTATTTGTTCCGGCGTGATAGTACAGAACACTATCTGATCCGTTAACCGCTGATGTTAAATGAACTTCAAACAGATCAATAACAGCAGTCGGCGCTAGCTTTTGAAGCTGATCGGAAAGAGGCTCAAACGCTTCCCACGTAACTTCGTTGTCGACAACAGTATGAGTAATCTGTCGCGGAAAGACTGGTTCGCTTTCGTCCGACGTACCAGCAACAATGCACTTAAACGCAAGAGTTAAACCTTGTGACGCTGACGCCCGAACAACATCACCAACAAGATAACTTTTATTGGCCTCCCAGGCATGGTCAGAGATTGGGTAGCTCATTACGCCTCAAACACTTGGACAAAAGTAGCCGTTATGTTAAAAAGATTTGAATATGGCATTGTCTTAGTCCAGTTTGCACAAACCCATTTGTAAGTAGTTGCCTCATCTGGCGGCGACCAATTAAATGACTCAACGCCTGCTCTGGCTTCCAAAAAGTCTTCAATCGTATTGGCGTCAGCTGTTGTTCTATTTCGCCAAGTCAAATTCCATGTTTTGGGATCTTGGTTAATCCCAAAGGCAGCACGTTGCGAATATCCCGAACCAAATTGAATTGAACGCACTTTTGGTTGCGCCGTTTTTGAAGCCCCATAGTCAGGAGCAATATCAGGGAAAGTAGCCATTAGCTCAATAATCCTCCAGGACGTTTTTGCTTGATTAGCTCAGCCTGCACAGCTGCGCCAATTGCAGAGCCAAGGGCCTTGGCATTTGGCTGGTCGCCTTGCACGTTAGATCCAGCGGCGTCAACGTTAACCACTACGTTACCAACGCCACCAG